CTCATTTGATTATATTATACAACAAATGAGGTTATCAGCCGTAGAAAGACTTGACCTCTTTGGGGGTAGCAAGACGGAATCCATCTTCCGTGTCGAAAATAAACTCTGCGTCATCTTCGTTAATGGGGAGGAATGGGTGACGAGTGGTAAACTCATATGTTCCGCCTGGGGTACGTACTTCGTATGCTGGATTCTGCCGCTCCATTTTGACAAGCAGTAGACTTCCTACATCTTGCACAACCGGCTTCTGAACATAGCCCTCGTCCTTGGGGTCTACCTTTTCAGCATTGGCAAATGCTTCGTATGCCTCATAGGTAACGCCTTCTAGTTCTAGGGCATTAAGGGTGTCTTGCTTGTTAAGCCCAGCAACATCGACGCCAAACATCTCTGCTACCTCGCGCAAATCTTTTACGCGCATATCCTTGAATGACATAAAAATCCTTTCTCTTAGTTACATTATATCATATTAAACTGAAAGGGCGGGAGGTTTCCCTCCCGCCCCTCAATGGTTGCTATCAGGCGGCAATTTTTACATCTTTGACCACAACGAAGGCATCAAGATTCTCAATCTCTACACCAACACGGGTGTACATTGTGAACTCAATGGTGTCCTTCTTCTGGGCAAACTGACGGTAGACCTGAATATCCCGCTTAATACCGACGATGCGGTTATTGGGGAATGTCAACTCTACGTAGCCGTGGTTACCAGTACCGACAGATGCCGGAACTGAGAGGTCTTCCTTAAATAGGGGAACCTCAAAGATTGGTACACCGAAGGCGAACGGGTATGATCCGCCACCCTGACCCTGAGGCCCAGCCTGGTTACCGCGAAGAATACCGGAAGCGATATCCTCAGGGGCGGTAGCAGACGAACCTAGAGTTGTTAGGTTGTACATGTAATCCTGCACCAAGTTAGACCCAGTGTAGAACCGTAGTTGGTTCCGACGAGCCTTGTAAGAACGCGGCATTGCCTTTAGTGCGCTGTTGAAGGTAGCCTTAGAAACTGCGGCTGAACCTCCTGCAACGACACGGCCACCAGCGAGAACCTTCTTGCGCCAACCGTCGAATGACTTGTAAAGAGCGTCACCGCTTAGGGCAGTGTCACCATTAATGGCGAGGTCTTCAATGTCATTACCGGCCTGTGTGGCCATCAGTTGTGCAACGTGATCCTCAAGGTCAGTACCCTCAATACCATCCTCAAGGGATTCGGTTGAGAGTTCCCAGTCTAGACGGAGTTTCTTTGTCGTAAGGGAAACCTTGGTGAAGGTGGGGACAGCGTTAACACCATCGTCAACTGCCTCTGTTGCCAGACGCAGCAACTTGCTGCCAACACCGATCTTGTCAATGTCCATGGTGTCAGCGCGCATACGCACAGTGCGAGCGGTTGCTACCAGGGAGGTTGCGTCCCACATGTAGTCGATGAAACGGTCTGCCTGCTCCTTGGCTAGAAGGCCACCGCCCCCTGAACCTAGTTCAGTAGTCCGAATCACCTTTTCAAGTAGTTCGTTACTCATGCTTTTTTCACCTCACTCTCTTAATTTTCTAGGGAACTAATGCCGAGAAATTGCCCGTCCCACAAACTTTTCTTAATTGGTGCCGGATCACTGCCAAGATCACCGGACTTCTTTCCAGCAGTTGCTTCGGCAACAGCGTCAATCTGCTTCTCTACAGTATTGATGCTCTTGGAGATTGATTCGACAGCCTGGGTCAACTTGGACTCAAGCGCTTCAATCTTCTCATCGAATGCCTTGCTTACATCTGCCGTGGCCTTTGCGGTGACTTCCTCAGAAGTCTTAGAAACAATCTGTTCAAGAATTGTACGAAGGTCGGCTAGTTCGGCGGTAATGCGCTCGAATTCACTGACCTCCACTTCCTCCGCACCAGCAACGGCTTCGCCTTCGTCAGAATCGGTAGCCTCTACCTCAGCGTCTTCGGCAACAGCCTCAACACTTTCGACGGTTTCAGCCTCAGGCTCAACTACCTCTTCGGCAACAGCCTCAGGCTGTTCTACCTCAGACTCTTCTGCGACAGGCTCTTCTACATGCTCTTCATTTGCCATGTGTATTTCTCCTTCGCTAGTTTTTTCATCCGTTTCTGGCAACGGATTGTTTTCCGGCTCATCACCGGAAGTATAAAAGGCGTCTACCATTTTCTGTATTTCTTTATGTACAGTGGTATCACGCTCGATCCATCCAATATCAGTCATAGCAGTGCTGCATTCTGGGCAGTCGCGGGAATCCATGGGAGACGCAATAACAGTGCGGCATTTCTTGCATGTATAAACATGCTCAGCAGCAGTCTCAACCTCAGTTCCCGCCACCTTTTGAACAGACACAATATTAGCAAACTGATTTGCCGGATTATCTACAAGGGAAAGTTCATATAGTTCGAGTTCTTTGATGACCTGAACGCTTTTCTTAAGGTCTTCGTTGAATACCATTTCAGCATCTTTAACAACGCCGCCGATTGAAAAACCGGAAAGTGTACCGTCCAAAACTTTCTCCCATGTGTCACTTGCTCCCTTGGAGACATAAGCATTTACATATACGCCATTATAGTATTTTCCGGTTGATGGATCATACAGGGTTTCCGGCGCAAAAGACTTGATTTTACCTACGGCAATTGGCTGATGCATTTCACGCAGATTGCCGCGAAACTGGCTAAATGCTTGGAGTGATCCTTCGAGGGTTACAATGTCATCGTGTGTGTCTACGTTATCAAGCGTGGCAAATCCACTTACAGTGCGTGACTCTTTATCAACCTTCTGAAATGGCATGGTCATTGTTACCTGACCATCTTTAGAATACCAATTCGCTTTATTAATATTCATACTAGATTGAGAATAGCAACAAATGCATTAAAATGCAAATTATTGCTGTTGCCGCCCCTCTCCCTTAGCGTTGCGTGGCTGAGAGCCGGAAGAATCTGGATTAGTGGCCGATCTTTCCTGATCGCGCTTACGATTTCCAGACGCCTGCGTAGATTGTTCTGCTGATTGCTGAGGCTTCAATTCAATTACTTTATCGCCGCCCGAAATTGGTGTCATGCCCTTACGCAGACGAACCTCATTCGGTGTGTATACCTGCATGCGTAGGTACCGCTCATCAATGCGGCTTTGCGTGTCTTCGTCGGTCAACGTAAGTTCATTAAATTCAAGTTCCAGTGCGTCAGTCATTTCACGAATAATACGATTGATTTTCTTAGCAAGCGCGCGCTGCTCGGGCTGACATACCTGTTCTTTGAATGTCTTGTCAGCATCCTTTGCAAGGGCTACCGATGCATTGTCACTAATACCAATTTTTGTAATTGGTACACGGTGGGCCATAAGAATTTCGTCCCTGTTCGATGTACGGTAATTATCGAACGATGAATCTTGGATTCCGTTTTCCACCGCCTGCATATTGAACTCTGTCTTAGAGCCACTAGGGTCATCCGGTGGCAGGGGAATGATTACACTGCGATGACTTTTACCTTTAAGGTCTGATTGCATAAACTCTAGCAAGCGCTGTTCGGTTGCCGCTGAGAATTTACCGCCCTTTAGGGTAATGACGTAACGTGGTGCGGCGCGGTGTTCAAAGTAATCAAGGTTGAAGCGTGTAGCGAATTCGTTACCTGCTACCGCTCCCAGCGCAGATACGATATCTGGAACGCCGTAATAACTATTTGTCGGGGAGGACTTCTTCAGGACAATAATTTCGTTAGGCTGCTTTTGGTCAGAAATTGGGTCGGGAGTTGTGGTGTCCCCAAAGTTACGGAAAAATACTGCTTTGTTACCACTGATCTGTACATAGCCGTCACGAGCATTACGAACGCGCATTGTCAATGACGGGATATGGCCAAGATATCCAATATTACCATTGACTGTACGGCCTACTTCAATGTATCCCATGCCGGTCGCTTCGTAGTCAGTATACGCAGCAGTAATGATTTGAATAAATAGGTTTTCGTCGTTGAAAGATTCTAGACGCTCAGTAAGTTCATATCGTAAACGATCTAGTTTTTGACGAATGGTTTTGCGCTTCTTTTCTGAAGACGCCCGCTCCACCGCTTGCTTCGTAGCAAATGTTTCTACAAACTCAAAGCCCAGCCCAACGACGTTGGCTGCTTTGGCATTAATCGCAGCATAGTTATACGGCGATACTTCATATAGTTTGGCGAGGTATTTAAGGTCGTATGGCGGTGTTGCCAAATCAAGTGCGTCGTATGATGTATAGTCAGATGTGATCTGTTTGGATTCCGCCCCATCGCCCTCTAGGCGCTTGCGTATTTGATTTTGAACACGGCGACTGGCATTACGGCCAAGGCTGATATCAGACACCGGCCTCTTAAATGGATCATCACTGCCGTAATTACTTGCCTTGCGTATATCTAGATACGCAATTTCAATCTCATCGCCCTCTGTTGTCACGAATATCCTCCACAATTGCCGGTAGGTCATATTCGTCAGGAATAAGACCTTCCTTCATTCGGTATTGCTGCCGTGCGTATTCTTCGTCAGATACCTGTCGGTGGCCGGGGAAAAAGATTGGCTGACCTTCAGTAATTCCAAACTCAATCCGTACAAATTCACGCAACTTTGCAATGCGCGTTAGGTCACCAGCCTGGGACGGAATATTGAGAAAGTTACGGTCATCATCTGCAATAAAAGAGCCATCTGGCATCTCCCACATATACACACCGAACTGGTCGAACTGGCCTTGGCTTACCGGCCTCAATCTAGACTTTTTTGTATTTGACATACCATGAGTGTACAGAAATATGTTTCACAAAGCAAATTGAGTACTACGGCGTGCCATTAAACACTTGCCATGGGGCGGAAATTGACAATGGTGCGCCATCATAAATCTTTGGGTATGAACCGCCTATTACTGTTTCCATTACGTCGTCTACGGCTATTGAAGTGCCGCGCGATAATGTTGACTGGTAGTTGTCTAACACTTGACTTGCCGTTAACGCTTTTTCGTGAATAGTAATATTTGAATACGTGGCAGTCATTTGACCAGCGCCATTGTATGACCCATTCCAAAACCATTTTGAGTTTATGCTTTGATCTATACACTCATTATAATTTCCAAAGTAGTTATATATTAAACTTCTTGAATTATTAGCAGTACCTTCCCAGACACCGGGATATACCGAGCCATCAAAGTATGCTGTGTTGTAGCCATCATTCACAAGCATTATTCCGGCAACATAAAACTTTTCAGTGTTTGCAGCGCCAACAAAGCCAATAAACACCGTGGCTTTATCCGTAGATGATGGCGTATAAAATGTAGCATAGTATCTAGTCCATTTAGTAGAAACTGCCTGCTGCTCAAATGTTATTCTTGAGTTTCTTAACTCAGTGCCCGCCGAGTTTTTCCATTGAATGTATGCAATAGGCTGCCTAGAGGTCGTAGATGCCCTAGCATAAAATGACAACGTATAATATTTTAACTGACCAAGTTGTGTAACATCAGTATATAGCGAGCACTGGTATCCGGTAGCGGCAGCGCCGCCCGTCCATGTAGCGGTTAGCGCAGTAGACCCTACTGGATGCTCAATGCTTTCACTGCTCATCGTTGTACTTGCGCTGGCGTTCCAGGCAGTCGTTCCTTGTGGTACTGGATTTACAATATGGTTTATTGTAGTGCTAAAGTTATTTGGAATGAATACAAGGTGGTGCCATTTCCCGCGTACAAAATTAGTTGTGCCACTGGATATTGCAACTCCATCTAGGTAAACAGCCTGCATATTAGTATATGTAATGCCAGTAGATGTATAATAAATTCCACACTTTGTTGAAAAAGAAGTTCTATGCTCTGCTACCGTTAACGTAGTTCCCGGCGCAGGGTTTGCATCGTCATACCTAATCCATTGCTCAAATGTTCCAATGTTCTGCTGGCGCGGCATTGATGACATGTAGCCTTCGTCGTTAGACGCTGAAGTTAAATATTTTTTATCCAGTTCTAAACGCATTACAGATGGTACGTTGTCTTCATAGGCTGTAACAGAAGCACCCTGCTCAAGTTGTACCTCGTCAACGTACAAAACCTCGCCACTTGATATATTTGTAATAAAAAATCTCAGCCATGCGCTACTAGTGTTTGCTGGCGATGTAATAGTTGCCGATATAGTTGTCCATCCACTATCTACCGAAATCACTGAGTTGGTGTCATATGGGGAAATAGTAGCCCCCGCTGCATCAACCCACAGAATTCGTATAAACGCACTACAAGAATTTCCAATATTTGATTTTACTTTAGCGCTCAGAGTATATTGGGTGGACGGCGACAATCCAGCAATTGAAATTGGTGGGCCGTCAGTAAAGCCGTATGGGTCATACGCATATGGAGAGGGCAGTGGATTGCTATACTCAAATTGTACATCAGCAATGTAATACGTTTCATTTGCTAGCCAACCATCAGAGTTGTTGCCGGTAACGTAGAGAGATAGTGTAACACCGGCCACATTTGCCGGGTTAGTTAACGATACAGTTTCCCATTCTCCGACCGTGGCGGTATTTAGCACTGCACTCGTCGTACCCACAATAGTATTACTAGAGTTATATTCATCTATGTAGACAGTTAACGGCCTGGCAACAGTTTTATATATTTTAAGTGTAACTCTGTACTGGACGCCAGTCCAGGCCATAGCATAACGCTTGCCGTTTGTTCTGGTTAGACCAAAAGTGTGATTTGAGCCAGCGGCAGTTTTAGTAATTTTTGCTACAGGAAGTCCTGAATCTCTTTTAATATCACTTGTTTGGGTTGCCGTACAGTTACTCGTATAGTCAAATGCGTTGTCGCCAAAATCTGTTACAAAATGCTTAAACCAGTTTCTAGAACCATTTGCAATGGTAGCAAATTCAGCCCGATCTTTTAACGCTGTTACTTTAAGGCTTGAGCCACCGGAAACATATTCTTCAGTAGACCGCTCCAAGATACACCATGCATCTCGCCATGGCACCCAATTACTGGTATCATATGTAAATCCTCCATTTGGAACAAAGTTCTTAGACGCCGACCCCTTTGTAAACTTGATGCCATTTTGAGCAAACTGGTTTATGATTGGTGTTGATTTGGTGGGAACAGTAAAACTGCCGGTCGGCTTTAGAACATGATTCGCCGTCTTAGTCTTAAACTTAACGTTATCCAGCATTGTTAATGACATATATTGTAATGTTGCTGGACGATAAATAAGGTTTGTTGTTTCAAATGCCGCGCGCAGGTAGTATTGCGGGGCGGTAAGCGACGGGCAATACCCACCTTTAATGGGCGATGGCTCTCCACCTGATGTAAGTTGTGTAGGTGGATTTGTAACTACCCCGCCATACAACTTAACAGCATTATTATTTGGCCCCCACTCAATCTTTGCGTCATCAATGGATTCATATACGCCATTAAAGTCAAACGTAAATTCGGCATATCCCTTCATGCAGATATTTACATCGTTGGCTAATGGTAAGTAGTAATTACCGTTGGAAGTTTGGTCTGAAACAAATGACGCTGTGGATGGTATATACTCATGGATTTTAACATTTTTTATTGCTGTTCCAAGTCCATTTTGACCGTCAATTCCGGCCCCCAATGTCAACTCAGTTGAGTATGACAACTGGAAAGAACTATGTGACGAAGTATCATATTCTGTAACAATCCATGTTCCGGCGTCTAAGGCTGCGCTAAACAAGTCACCAGACCATGCCAGGAGTACATAATGCCATGCATTGTAGTCACCGCCCGCCAATTCTTTTAGCGTTATGTCGTACTTTGCAGGAAGGCCATTGTCAACGTATGCATGGCGCAGAACTATTTTGTGCTTTGAGTCGGCGGTGTCGTATTTCTTAACAATTTGCATGCCATTTGATTCATCGTCTAATGACATAATACAGAATTCACGAGATGTTTCTTGGTGGAAATTGGCAAGGTAGAATCCAACGCCCGCCGCGCCTTCGGACGCGCTGGCGACACGGTTCATTTCTTCAACTACCAAATATTGAGCGGCTTCGCCTACCAAATCTTGAATGTATATGTTGTCAAAGTATACTTCTCTCCCAAGTTGTAGTGCTGATGTAGACTTCAGGACAAAAGTAATCTGTACGCTTGACGTAAGAGCCGGGGCTTTGTTAGCGGCATACATGGGAGTCCATGCGCCGACGCCAATTGACTGTGACGAGGTTACTGTGGCACCAATTTTTGTGCCGGAAACGTCGTACCATTCATATCGTATTTCGCTTGTTTCTGTACCGGCCAGATCGGCAACAAGATACGAACTAAACCGTGCATAAATCACATCGTCTGGGTCTGCTGGCAGTCGCTCAGACTTGATGCCAATTTCTGTACTAGAAGCATCGGTACACTCTAATTTAAGGGAATAGAATCCGCTGTCGTACAACTCGCCACGCGACAACCTGGGGAGGGCATGACTAGAATGCTTAAACCATCCATCAACGTAATCATTGAACATATAGCCAAGTTGTAGCATGGCATTATCAATAAATACCTGGCCGGTGGCAGTGCCATTAGACACCGCCTCAAACTGTACTACTACGTCTGTAGCATTAGACAAGATATCAAACGATATGACGCGAGATACCCATGACGTAGGAACATTTATTGGAATAACTGTATCTGCTAGCGCAGAGCCGCCATTCCATTGCAATACCCGCGCTTGAAATACTTGTGCGCTAAGAGTACCTTTTACATCAAACGACAAAACCATTTTATTTGGATTGCCACCAGTGGGGTCGAATGGTTCTGGTGTCGGTAGTTTGAGTGGAATAATCCCATACGGATTACCGGCGTCATTTACTACGGTTTCTTTGACAGGAATCTTATTAGTGTTTTTAATAGCAATTTTATTGCCATTGGCTGTTGCGCCAAGCGTTAGCACTGCTGAGTATTGGGATGACATTGCATCTTGGGACATTGTAACGCTTGATCCGCCGCCCGCTGTATTTACTACGTCCCAGAGGTCAGGGACACCGGCAGGGGCAACAGCAACATCAACATCGAACGAGGCATTTTCAAATAAGTTGATGCCATTATTGAATGTTGACATATCATCGGAAATAAGTTTTTCGCCAGGTAGTAATTGGAATGATCCTCCAGTAAAGAATATATTATCATCTACTGTATCTGGCGATGTAACGTCTACCAGCCCAATTTCGTTCCGATTATAGGACACATTGTAAGAAGAGTCGGATACTGGCCACACTCCGTCCTGCGGAAAGTCAATGTCTACCACGGCATCTGAATCAGTGTCGTCAATGGGGAAGAAATGGCCCTGTGTACGCTTTGCTATTTCCTGGGAGCCTACTGTTGACCGGCCCAAAAGATAGTGTCGCTGAATTGCCTCTGCCGAAAGAATAGTTTTGTATAAACTAATGGCATCTACAGTTACCGACCCAGACGAAGGGCCAGCGACCCTGTAGTTAGACGTAACAAAATTCCATTTCTGCTTGTACGGAACCTTGGCAGCAGCCACCAACTTTTGGTCGATGTACAACTCTATCCGGCCATTGTCAAACGTCGCTACGAGGTGGTGCGACATTTGCGGCTCTAGTAAATCGTGGAATATGACGGTATCCTGGCCGGTTGATTTTGCATTCTCTGTGTTAGACACTTTGAATATTACTTGACCGTCTTCTATGCCGATGTAGTTGTTTTCTACCGCTCCTGTTGATGTGTAGGGCTGGAAGAGTCTTATGCCGGTCTGGTTCTTATCATTAAGCAGAAACCACATTTCAACAGTAAATGCATATGACTCCCGTGACAGATTCCACATTTCCATAGATGGAATTTCAATGTAATTGGAGGAACCCAGTACAGTGCCATAAACACCACCTGATACTAACGGTAATGCTCCGGTAGTTGGCGGCGTTCCTTTATATGTTGCATTTAATGCCGATGCTGCATCTTTAGATGTGTCATACGCAACCTGATTGTTTCCCTGGTTAGACTCATCTAGTTTATACATGGCCATGGGGTTGTCCAGCATGACCGCATCGTAATAATATGAAGAAACCATTTGTACAAATTATACACTGATTGATAAGAAAATGCGAATGCGGTACGGGTGCATGCTCACATTACCCCTGGTTCCGTGTCCCGTACCGCACCGCTGTAACTAACAACCATCCTAAGGAGTCCTGCACAAGAACGCGCAACATAGGCGCACCGGCAACCACAGACTCTCATCTGAATGGTACTACCATTATACCATATTACTTTATGCCCCAAAATGAGGGGAACAATTCTTTAAGGCGTCTACCAAACGTGGACGGTGTGTTGTAATCTGCCATATCTTGTGACCAGACCGCCTGCGCTACTTCATCAGGTGTTGGGCCGGAACTACCTCCTGTAGCCACACCAGAAGCCAATGAAGACCGCTCAAAAATTACCGTAACGTCTGACGCATAAGCAGAGTTATCAATAATTGGCGAGTCTGGATCAACGCCATAAAGATTGCCAGTAAGATATAATACCTTCTGCCCCGCCGTTCCGGTTGTACCGATTCGCCAACCAAGATGGTTGTTTAGGAACAAATATTGACCCAAATAGGAGCCACCGCCCAGCGGGTCGTTTCCCACCGAGTTTGAGAATGCGGGGAGCCATTGCTCGTTTCCCGTCGCTACCCATTCTTTCCATTTTGAATACACCTCCACGGCATCTACTGTTGTTGTTGTCGTTGGCAATGTAATGGTAATTGTTTTATTGCTTCCATTAAATGCTACAGTTGCCATAATAATACATTATACTACCAGCAGCCAATTAAGGCAATTAGACGTTGCTGTAGTTACGCTCTAGGGCGCTAACAAGGGCAATAGAGTTAGCGTTAGATCGCTGAATTGTACCAGTACTGGATACATACTGTCCGGTATTCAGACCAATACCTACAACAGTAATGGCAGCATCGGTTCCCGCCGTGCGCCCACCCTGGACGTTACCATCATAGTCAAACGTTTTGGTAATACTTGACTGACCAGAGACGTTACCAGCCATTGCAATGTCGTCATTGTCTTCAACGGTAATTGCCCCTGCTGTGCCATAGCCAGAAGTAAAGAATACGCGGTATACGGCGTCTGCGTCGTTGACAAGGTTAGCGCCGAAGTTAATGGTCAGCGTTGCTACATATGGGAAGATTCGCTCTACGCCGTTCTTGTCAGTAAATACAAGTCGGTTAGTGTCAGATGGGCTGAAGTTATCAATGTAAACACCGGCCCGAGTCTTAAGGGTATCACCAACGAAGTAAAGAAGGTCGTCAGCGGTTTTACCAGTTACGGTACCACCGCCAGCGTCAATGTCTGAGTTCTGACGAAGCGACCACTGTACTTTTTCGTAAATCTGCTCAGCAGTAGCGTTGTTACCGTCAATAATTACGCGGAAAGGATATGAACCGGCACCAATTGTGCGGTTTTGGTCAACTCCGTAATATGTAATATCAATTCCAGAATACGGAGCATCTGTAGATACCGCGCTTTCAGTATGCGTAACCTTAAGATCAGCACCAGAAGACAGCGGGAAGGCGTAAGACTCAGAAGAAATCTGGGTGTAACCAATGTCATCTAGATTAGCCGCAGCGTATGATTGCTGCCATTCACGAACAAATAGATTGAGAACTGTGCGACGGTCATAACCATCTGCGGTTGATCCGTCACCATTGGGGTCGGAGTAAATCTGAATGGCTTGGTTTACGGGGCCGGTAAGAACAAAGTTTGTGGATGCCCCGCCCGTTGCTTGCTGGTAATAAACCTGATCGTCAGACTCAAGGCTACCCAGTGTCTTTACACCGGCCCAAATTGCTGTTTTGACACCAGAAGTGTTAACAACAGCCCAGCCAGCACTACGAATAAGATAGCGAGTAGAGTCATTGGCAAAGTCCCAGCCAGACACCAACTCAAATGACGAGTCGGTAATGGGCGTCATGGGGAACGGATACTTAATAAGACTAGTGTCCGACTTCCACTCTTCCTTCAAGAAAGAATACAGCGCTTTAAGAGTCACCCCGTCATCAGAAAGGTTGCCGGTCTTATTTAGCGTAATAGTTTTTCCGGCAGTATTAATTGTTACTTCAGTACCCTGGGTAAGTTGGTCTGGGTCTACAATCAAAGCCACTTATAATCACTCCTCCATATGATTATACACCATATTTTATTATGGGTTGGCATACTGCCTATCAATTGTTTGCTGTACCGGAATAGACAATCCGCTCGCAGTAAGACTGATTCCTTCATAGCGAATTGGAAGCCAGCCTAGTGCGTGTACCACGATATAAACACTTGTATCGGCACCAGTATGTTCGTACTGGTATGAGAATGATGTGCCAGAGTTTTCAATTCCGGCCAATTCTTGATCGTCAGACACCCTGAATACACGAACCTCAGAGTTTGTCTTTAATCCAGTAAGTTCAAGGTTGGCTACCGTAGGGTCTAGCGGATACAGATTGTCTCTCTGAGCAGCGAATGTGCTTAGCGTATTCACACGAATATGCGTAATGGCATTAGTTGTGTTGGCTGTTGCCGTAACAACCCTAAACTTCATCTTAAAGCCAACGGCGGGGTCGATGGTATGAGTAATCAAATTAGTAGCATTTAGTGTAAGCCATGTTCCGTTGTACCCACTGCCTAGATCAATTTGATATGTAAACGTCATGTTGCCAGTGTTGGTACCAGTCAGGGTCGGCGCTGTGTTTTCAAATCCAGTATGTCCTAAAGCAAAGTAATCCATCTCAACAATTACTTCATCTCCGACGCTTGGATTAGATAATGAAGGCACAGAAGTAAACTGCGGAGTTCCGGCGACATAAGTCACCTGAGATGCCGTTTCTGCTGTAGGCTCGTTAAAGATACACACTACGCGGCCTGTAGTATCTCCGGTATGCAAGTCATAAATGTGAGTTCCGTATACCGATGCGTTTGCTGCTACTGAGTTTGATCCAGAACCGATCCCGCGTGATTGCTGGTTAATTGCTGACGGTGTATGTGCAGATGCCATACCAGTGCTAGCAAGAATTCCGTACACACTTTCTTCACGAACACCCTTGTCGGAGTTAACCGTTACAGATGGGCCGGTGCGAACCATTCCTAAATAACAGCGCTTGACAGATATACTCGCATTGTTGCCGCCAGAAGTCCATACTGATGCCGGGACGTTAAGGCCATGACTCGTAGGTGTTAACGGTGTAGTTCGTGATCCAATATTTTGCATTCTTATGTTTGACGAGGCGGTAGTAGACAATAAAGCGGTATATGGATGAACTCTTGGTATCAACCCTTGAAATCCTAGCGTCATACCGTCAATTTTAATACTGTCAGACTTAGCAGAAATTGTTACTGCTGAATATGCACCAGTATTGGTTACACCGATATAACGATCAACATAGTCCAAGTTATTTATTTCAATATCTGAACATGTTACAAGAGCCAGAGTTCCGTTGATTACCGACGTTTCTGAAATGACAGTTCCGTCAGACTGTGCGATGTTAATTGGATACCCAGATGAGCGAGCAAACTGGACGATCCCGCACCGCCCGCGAGTAAAGTTCATACCAGAACATGTTGTAATTGATACAGCATGGTCGTTTGTACCGGGGGCATTGCCACGGTGACTATGCCAGTCGGTTATTTCTGCACCGGCAAAGTTAGACGTAAGCGTGAGAGTCGCAATGTCCAGAGCGCCATACATGCCACAGCCGCCGTCATTCAATACAATTCCGGTAGCGCACTCTGCAATAGATATTGCGTCGAAAGTGGCAACGTGGCTTAATTTAGTCGCATAAGACTGTAGTGTCAGGTAATACCAGTCTCCATACGTGTACTCGTGATCGACAACACCGGCACCAGTAGTTGTAAAGTCGGGGCGGTTAGCAATGGTGGAGTTAGGGACAGCGTTAGTGGCCCTAGCGCCAGTAGTACACTGCCTAAGAAAAATATTTGGAACTCGTATCCTTCTATTTGCTTCAGGCACATGGCCTATAGTTTGCCTAACAGTCAGGTTTCCGCTTGTTGTTCCAGCCACCGGCACGTTTAACGTAATCTGGCCAACCGCAGTGCTACTTATCTCATAAGCACCGCTCGCTACACTCCCAGATGTAATATTAAGATAAAGTTTATTACCAACTGCATATGGCTGAGAAGAATACGTAATGGTAATACGCCCTCTAAAGGATACGTTACCACCAGTACCAGAACCAGCAAGACTTACAACAAATGTCGATGTTGATGGGACTCGTGTAATTGTATAAACACCATCTGCTGTGGCAGCACCAGATGTAAAGTCTAGATATACTTGCTCGCCAACGGAATATCCGTGAGCGGATAGCGTAACAGTAACCTCGTTAGAAGCCCATGTATATGTTGCCGCAGAAGTGGCGATGGTATATGCCAATGAAGCAGTTTCAGATAGTTCGCCAATTTGCAACTGACCAGTACCAATATCCTTAACAAACTGGACTCTTGCGTCGGTGCTCCCTCGTGGCTGACTAATATGCTGTATTGCCCATCCGTTAGACGCACTCGATAGTGCTGGCCAAAATTCATATTCGTCAGTATTCTCACCAGTTTCAATCCATAAGCCGGGAGACTGTGTTGTAGCCCCGCCGCCATTGGTAGGAACCTGAACAACTTGCGCTGCCGAACCAGATGTTGTACCTAAATAAAACCAATCTCCGCGTGTAACAGAGCCAATCCCTTTACGGCTAACGGTGATCGTAGATGACTGATCCATTACTACTTCGAGCCAGCCAGTTACATCGGCACCTGTAGCAGACGCTCCGATGCCCGTAAGAGCACCCGCAGAAAATGCGCCACCAGTTACCTCTCTGAATTTTATATACCCAGTTGCTGGCATTGCAGCGCCTACGGCTGTTGGAGCAGATGTATAACTTGACCATACTCCTAGGAGGTATCCAGAAACTCCACCTTGAGACACCGCAGCCCCGATTGCAGGTACGTTTCCAGTTCCAGAGTTATACGCTAACCACCTTACATTACGGGCATCAATCATAAACCCACCACCAAGGGATGAAGAAACTGCAACGGAGCCTAGCGATCCAGTCATGGAAGCCGGGGCATTTGCGTGCCAGCGTGTATCTGTTCTAACAGTTAAAATGCCGCCATTGCAAGTCCAAGCCTCACCGGCAGTTCGGGCAGTTCCTCCATCAAGGTAGGTATCAGTGGTAATAGTAGCCATTTATATCACGGCCCATACGTAATAGTAAGCCTGTCATCCCATATATGAATAAACTCAGACGTACCATTCGCCCAATCAATTGATGTTCCAGTTGGTGTTTCTGTTACCTTACGAATACGCCATACAGCATCAGAGGTTAATGATCCCACAGGCGCTTGACCAATATAATACACCCCAGGTACGCTAAAGTCTGACTCTACATCAAACACTTCATCCTCCTCCACTACTGCTACAGTGCCAGTGTCATACTGTAACACCGTAACGAGTATTTCGCTTTTTTCTACTTTTCCTAATATTTCTTGGCTATCTATGACAGCATTAACGCTTTGCTGGCCAACTGTCACCAGCAATTCCGGCTCGTCTACATACGCTACCGTCATGTTGTCACAGTCCTGTTAACGGTAATGGTACCGCCCGCAGGAAAGAACTTTGACGTACCATTCGTAAGCATTACGTCCCACAGCATTGTAGACTTAAACTTTTCTGTATCTGCTGCCGGTACGGTAACAGTAATAGTAGACGTACTAGTATTGATACTGATACCACTTGCAGGAGATGACAATTCGCTAAATACAGTTCCGCCTACTTTTTCACGAATTTGTATTTTTGCCGTATATCCAGCAAGCGGGAACAGCGTCTTGTCTTTGTTTTGTACAATAATTGTAAAGACAAGATCGCCGCCCGCCTCTGCTTCTAAAACCCTTTTATCCATATTAGTTCTATTATACCACTGGCAGTTTATCGCGCTTGCGCGAATTACACGTTCTACATAAAGGTTGTATGTTCTCTATTACGTTAGCGCCACCTTTTGATAGCGGAATAATATGATCCTGTGTAATATCTTCTGCGCTGCCACAGTAGGCACACCTGTAATTAAACCGCTCTAGCATTGCTTGCCAGTCAACAATATCTATTTTTCCACTTTTCAAAGCATACTTACGCCTACGTTGATCGTCTCGTTTAACTTGTAAGTACTTTTCGTAGTTTAACTTTTTCCAACGATCTTTTTGCGCGCGGCTTTTATCTGGATTTCTAACCACCCAATCTTTTATTTGAGCATTTTTACATGACTTACACTTACTTGTCACGCCATATTTTCCGTTAGCCTGCCGGTGAAAATACTCTGGTGTTGCTAGCAATCTATCATTACACCCAGAACATACTTTATATTGTGCAGGAGTCATTGCTACAATACCTATCACCAATTGCCTCTAGATTATCAACGCCATCATATATTGCCGAAAAGTCAATCTTTTTAATTTGACCGATATACGAATTGTACTCATCTTCCGTAATTTGAGTATATGGTTGCTGCGGATATGATTCATTACTCATGGGCAAAAATGACACTGCTTTCAGCGACCCCTCATGTAATCTTAATGCTGGAACAAGGAGGTGCTTTTCTGTTTCCTTATCAAAAGAGACAGTGACAGAAACACCATTGTCGCTCCAATAATGCTGTGCTTTTGCAGCCAGACCGATTTTTTCAAATACTGAAACTTCTCGCTCTGAGCGATGGGCATTAGACTTCACCGGAAAATACACAACATAAGTATCATGGCTAACAAGGTCTTTTTCGATCTTGTACCCAGCAGCCCTGAATAGTGGAATCATTTTGTCTGATCCGCCGAATCTGATAGCGCGCATATAGTGCTTGCCCCCTGGCCCCCAGTGGATGCCGGGGGAGGCACCCGACAAAAGGCTTACCGTGCCTTCTGGCTTGATAGTAGTAACACGGTTAGATTCACGCACGCACAGCCACTCAGAATAAATCTTGTCTAGGCGACGAACCTCTTGATAGCCAGCATCCATCCACTCAAGAATTTCTGGGAGTCCATGCTCATCAATTACGTCAGTAATACCAGTAAGCGACAGGCCAATGCGACGGTTTCTTTGCATAACACTATTTGTTTTAGTCCATGGCGTAGGAACAAGTGTCACTGTTTTAGCATATAGGAACGCAAACTTTAATGTTCGCAAAAAATCTTCTTTTGACTCGGCATTTTGTAAGTGAACAGTTACAAGGGTACACATTTCTTGTGACTCTAGAGGCTGTTCTGAATTGTGCGCGTAGAGTCCATTTGCGTCAAAAGCGTGCACATTGTCTACCTCTGCGTCCCACACTTCCTGCCGACCGACAAACTCAAATGAGTCAACTGTTGCCACGAATGGCTTTGTATACTCTTGCTTTCTCCAAGAAAGCGCGTGTTGCAGTTTCTCTGACTTTGCCTTGTGTAAGAATCCGATCTTGTCTGCATAGCGAAGTGCGCTGTCTGCGGAAATAACTAGCCTCCATGAAGCCTTGGTCTTATAGTAAGCCATTCCACCCTTACCGTCCGGTAAAAGAGATTCGCCAGCATCACGAGCCTTATAGATTTTTGAGTTGATTCCAAGACGGAGAAGCATTCTTTGCACTACAAGAAGCAAATCTCTACTGGACTGCCCTAGCCTAATGCTAAGCCCCTTATATGAATCTGACTCATTATAACCTTCTACATGACCGTCTGCATCAAACAAGCCTCGCAAGAACCCTTTATAGAACTCGCTTGACTCGCCCTCCAAGTGAGTAACGTCATGCTTGTTGTCAAGTTTCATACCATATTTATAAGTCAATGGAGTAATACTCATCTTTTGATATGGACGGTCTGATACCGCAGACCACCCGCCCCAGTCCGACCTAGTTGCATGCTCTTCAGCGATCTTTTGAGTGTAGTCTGCAATATCACGATCATCTCCGTCAATATCCCATACCTTAAGGTGTGCGGAATATACTGGCATACCGGCCTTAATATACCCACGGTCACGCTGGGCGACCTTATTCTGATTGCTGAAGTTGCCGTCGCCTACAAAATGCCCCAGAACATACCCGTCGCCATAGTTGTCTGTATTGCCCCATGAGATATCATTGTGGCTATTAAGCCTAATTTTATCACCAGAACGCAAGTCTTGAGCCTGAACCCAATCTCCACCCTCCTTCAGCATTCTATGCTCTGGGGTAAGTTCTATGACGAACCCCTCCTTTGTAGAGAGCCTATAAACATCTCCAACTCCTGAAACCCATGGCTGGGACGCATGATATTCTTTACCGTCTACAATCGCAGTGAACTCGCTATCAATATCGCAGATTTGGCGCGGCCCGTCAGAAGTCATAATACTTGTAGTAGGCGCAACGCAGCATGGGTTAAAACCAACTACACGGCGATCCTTGTCGTCGGGGGCGTCCATCATTCTTCCGCGCGATTTGGCAACATCAAGCCATACAAAACCAGGCTCACCATTATTAACAATTAAATCAAGATACTTTTCATAATCTGCTCCAACAGGAACGTTAATTGAGTTGTTAGAGGCCCAGGCCCAGCCAGGATTATTTGGATCATATGAATTCCGCTCTGGGTAAACGCTTGCATTTTTTAAATCTAAGAATTTTGCATCATCATAATCGCCCAACATAATTTCCGCACTGCGGCGAGTTGATCCAGCGATAACACAAGCGCCAATCATATTGAAAATATCTACAATTGTTTCAGAGTCAAGTGTTCTGCCGACTCGCTTCTCAAAAATTACCTCAAGCCTGTCGTGCAACATAATAAGTGGCTCTGGCCCAGATGCTAGCCCTCCAAAAGTCTTTAGCGGAGTCCCCTTCGGGCGAATAAGGCTATAGTCAAACTTAATTGGAGCATTATGGCGAAGGTATGAATTAATCAGAAGGCGTAGAGATTCTGCCCAACCCTCCCTAGAATCTGGAACTACAAATGTTTCAACGTTACCGGAGCGCTCACGGATTTCAATATGCTTTTTTGCGCCTAGCATATCAGCGCCGACCCCGACCCCATACATGAGCGCTAACATAGCCCACTGAAATACCGCTCCGGGGTCGTGTCGGTCAATGTCTCCGGTAGAAATAACAGCACAGTTTTGCAGGGATGCGCTATTGCCATCCATCACCTGCTTACTGCCCATTTTCTCTAGACCGCGCCCAGGTGGAGTCCATTTTAGATTAAACATTCGATCAAAGAACTCTTTGGCGCTGGCTTGCCCTTTTTGATCATTCCACTCCAACTTATTTGTTTTTGCATGGCTTTTCTGAATTGAATATGTGCCATTCGTTACACGAACGCATGTATCCAGCCAGCGCTCTTTAGTTCCGTCACTATTAAGATTGGAGTAGGTACGCAAAAATGTCAATTCTCCTAAACTGTTACTCCCTGCATCACGGAATCCGAACGGTGGCTCCACCGTCTTGTACTTCTCAATAAAATCAGGCAACAGCCTAAAAGAAAAATCAGTCATTTACTCTCCTACGTAAAAATAATTAGAAATTTGTGAGAACTTTGAGATTTGCAAAGTTCTACCCTTAGTGTATCACGACATTACAATAGGCAGATAATTTACAAACTGTTAACCTTGGCTACTACCGGCGCAAATTGTTTGCGTACTAAGTAGTCCCAGTCGTACTCTTTGTGTATCTGCGGCGCTTGCTCAAACGTTTTGTCAGCAACTTCTTGAAAATGATCATATGCGTACAGGTATGCTTTAACAAGATCGTCATGGCTTGGCTGCAACACCGCGCCTGGATGCTCTAGCGGCCATGGCGAACTGGTCATCGTATCACTGACATTTAATTCTGGAATTACAAACCTGCTGTATGGTGCCCAGGTGGAAGTCTGGATGGTTGGCATACCCGAAGCAAGGGCTTGGAGGGGGATGAATCCAAAACCCTCGCCATATGACGGGTATACCAACGCATCGTGAGAGTGAAACAATCCAATTAATTCATCTAATGTGAATTCTCCGTGAATGTGCTTGATGTTGTCACTGTACTCAGTAGCAGTATACAACAATCCGGTTCCAAGTTCTTTTCTAATCATGCAATATGAAGCGTGAGTCTTAAAAGTCAGTGAAACGTTAGGATTGTTACGTCCAAAGGCATCTATGAAGGCATCGAAGGCGTCCTGCCCGCCTTTCCGAACTGCATCAGAGCCAACATGCAGGAATCGCACTTTGCGATGCGAGCGGCGGTGCTTAGGAGTCCATCTATGATCAATACCATGCTCAAACACTTTGATATTTTGAGTGCAGCCCGCCTCGTTAAACCATTTTGCGATGAGCGGTGAAGTCGTCCACATCTCATCAACAGCGTTCATTGGAAGAATCCATGAAGGGTCAACTTCGTTGGACTCCCATGGAGTATACCCGATGTTGTACTGGCCGGTATTGTGAAATTGGTAGTACGGTGGCTGTGTAAAATTTAATAAGATATCCGCGTTTGGATCATTGAACGGTACATCATAGCCAAACTTTTTTAAAGATGTTACAATGCCATAGCCAGCGGTTCCGTACCCCTGGGAAAGATCAAGCCCTCCGATGTGACTGTGATAGGAGATTTTCATGCCCCCATCGTACCACACAGGCCGATTTGACACAAAAAGATTCAGATGCTAACGTAGTGTTACACTTGATATATATAAAAATAATACTATAAAAACTATAAAGAACTATAAAATTTTTAGAGTATGTATTACTTAATCAACTTACGTTAGTAAGTTGATTTAGGGGATTATTAAGGGGATTCCGTGAACATTCAACTATTCAACAAGGCGCGCAGTAAATCAATCAACTCAGCAGACAAATTTAGCAAACTGTTCGAGTGTATTGATGATGACCACATGCTTCCTTTGCTTACTGGTTTAGATAAAGATTTAAATATCTATGTATGGTGTCTGGCTTGCGACTATAAACATTTTATTGGTTTACAGACGTATGAAGATTTAATAAAATACGAAGGGGTTTCCTTTGATGAAAATTGAAAATGCAGAAATTCTCAGTATTAGCAGAGAACCATCCTATGCTGCTTTGATCACTAATTATTTATATGCTTTAAACAAAAAAGTAGTAGATTTTAACGATATTCGGTATACGGTAGAATTGCTAGACGGCAGGGTATTCACAGGTGTACTATCTGGCGAGGATAACGTAATCCTTGAAAACAAATACGTTCACATTACTTTAATTACAGATACTATGGACATAGTGACAATACACGGAAGGATTGTTAATGAAGTTTAATGTTTTGGATAAGGGCTATGTACGGCTAGCCAAAATTAATGGCAGTGAATTAGATATTGTTAACGCCGCCCGACTATCTTACGATAATAATTCTAGTAGTATGACTGAGGCAGACGAGCGGCTAATTAATTTTTTAATTAAAGAGGATCACACAAGCCCGTTTCGTCACGTTGGACTGAGTTTAGAATTTAAAGCACCGCTTATGGTGGCCCGCCAACATTGGCGGCATATCGTTGGCGCTTCCACCATTGAAGAAGGCACTCCATACAGTGAACTTTCAAGGAGGTATGTTAGGGGGCAAGAAGAATTTTATATCCCCGCAGCGTGGCGTACAGCCCCGGCAAACAGCAAGCAGGGGTCAGGCCCAGACCTACCAGAAAGTACCTCAGGCCATCTTAATGAATTATATCTAGATTATCTAGAATATTCTGCTAGTCTTTATGAAAGAATGCTTGACTTAAACGTAGCGCCAGAGGAAGCAAGAATAGTTTTGCCAGCCAATGCCATGTACACAAAATATTTGTGGTCGCCCAGTTTGCATGCATTGCTAAATTTTGTAAATCTTCGATCCGCCAAAGACTCTCAGTTGGAGATACAAGAATATTCAAATGCTGTAGAAAAAATTATTGCCAGTACATTTCCTGTTACTTGGAAAGCGTATAGTCGCAAAGCAGTATGATATACTGTAGTTATGATTATAGAATACTACGCTCCCTCCCCGCCAGCACTAGAATCTATTTTAAAGTGTGACTATTGTGGCCAGGAGAGACGAGTACGCAGAGTAAAAAATCTAATAAATAAAAACGAACATCCGTGTCGGTCTTGCTCTAATAAAATAAATGGAGTGAAAAAGCGTGGTAAGCCATCGTGGAATTCAGGTAAAAAATATTCTATTCGAGAAGTAGAAAAAACTTCATATGTAGACAGTTTTGGGTACGTACAGGTTTGGTGCGGGCGAGGTGAAGGTAGCCGTGGCAGAAAAGATGGGTATAGACTTCAGCATCACTTAGTAATAGAAGACTCCCTTGGCCGACCTCTTGAAAAAGGAGAAATTGTCCATCATATAGATGGAAACAAGTTAAACAACTCTATAGATAATTTGTATTTATGTAAAAGTGTGGCTGAGCATAGACAGATTCATGCACAACTAGAAAATGTTGCAATGCAATTAGTAGCCTCTGGAGTAATTACTTTTAATGATGGGGTATACAGGGTATAACTATTTACCGCCGTAGGCGTGCCGAAAGGCTGACGTAATATGCCAACAGCCGTGCAAAGAATGCCCATTGACGATGTACTGGGGGCGGCTAAAAAAAGCAAACAATGTCACAATGACCGGCAATCCCCATGGGATATATGCAAATCCTATGTACAGTAATGCAGCCGTAAGCGGCGGCACAAAACCCACCCACCACGTATCCTTCCATCCATCAATAAGTTCGGATAGTGTTATGTCGGAGAAATATGCTACGCCAGGGAGCAAAGTAAGACTGTTGACCATTTCGAAGACCAGCCCTGCAATAAGAATGCCAATAACAATTTCATTTGGTATGCTAAAGGCAAATAGGGCGGATAGTGACGCCAAGGACACGGACACGAAGTTCACAAAGATTTTGGGCGGTGCTTGACGATTAATAAACCCCGTCAGCAATGACGCAATAAGTGCAGCAGCAGCCACAACGTCCAACGGCATCAATGTCATCATAAACAACAATGTCGTGGAGAACAGGCTAAAGTGCAGATATTCGCGGGCGGTAAAGATTGACGTTCTAATCTGCTCACTTGCAGCAAATATCACAATAAGCAATATAAAGGCCATAAAGCCGCTAGCCGACAAAAGACTAAAAAATGCCACCGTCATTGCCAAGATGGATATGGTTGTACGCATGATCCAGGTGCGATCTTCTTTGACCGCCCGCTGAATCGCAGTATTGTCCATCTTTTGAGTATAGCACTAAATTGATTAGTATGGAAAGCATCAGGTATAATTTTGGTATAAATCTTAAATTTCGGAAAAATTGGATAAAAAATTAATTTTTGTCATACATGCTTTGATCCGCATTTTTGTTGATCTTGGAATTGACTTAGTGCGCCCATACGGAATGTCCCGAAATGTCCGATTCTATGTAACGAAACGGTAACGGTAATTGCGTAGGTCTTCCATCCCTTACCTACCCGACTAATGTCGGTATTGCAGTACCCATCTAGTGAGAGGCAGGGCAATGAATCCGAATCAACTTCCGGCCCCCCGTCCGATGCACGCGCGTACCGAATCGGGCTACGTGACGCAATCGGCAAACTTCAAGGCCACCGCACCGCGAACAATCGGCCGCGCACCGCGTACCACAGACGTAGTGGATTCAGACGGAATTACTACGTCACGGCCCGACTCACCTAAGGCTATCCGCGCGCCGCGCGGGAGCATGCCCACACCTAAGCGCACTGCCCCTGTCGTCACCCGCATGGCATCGGCGGAAGATCGCGCGCGGCTGTCTGGCCCACGTATCGCGGCGCGTATCGCGGGCGTGCGTCCTAACCCATTCCAAAACTAGCCAATTCGCCACGGTGCCCCGTGCGGGGCACCGTGGCCCAATCCTGAAGGGTAAAGCCATGAACTACTACGACAAATTGGACATTTGCGACAATTGCGGATGTTCCGTGCGCCTTGACTGCCAGTGCTCACCCAATCCGATCCAATGGGGCGATATGCGCGACCTAGTGAACGATATAAGCGCATACGGCGAACGCTTGTTCGATACCACTACGGGTGAGCCGACTATTGAATTCGCAGCGCGTAAGCCCGCGCGTAACGACATATTCGACGTACCCACAATCGTCCTATGTGACAGCGTGACAGCGTACACACTGCCAATCGTGGTAAGCGCTACTCATCCGATGGACCGGGAATTCCCGATGCCAGAGGGTACGTCGTGGGCCGACTGGCACGAGGCCCTAGGATGGCCGCTAACGGACGCCGAAGAATCGGCGTATGGCGAATACCTATCTTGCTAGTTCACCCCGCTAGGTGGCCCTTATGGGCCACCTAGCCCTATCTAAGGAATAATCATGGCCATATACACACCCCTACCTGAATGCCCTAAGTGTTCCCACCAATTGCACCCCTACCTATGGACAGACTCGCCAGTACTTGAATGGGTCGCAAAGTGTCTAGCGTGTGGATTCACTGGCAGTGATCCGCGCATGACGATATGCGCGCGCTACGGAACTAGCACGTATGCCGCACCGTACAGATGTTCGCATTGCGGAGACTTTCATCCCGTCCGCGCGCTTACCCCTACCCCCTAGGGGTAAGCGACATACCCCCTATGGGTACATACCCGTAGGGGGTATACCTATGCCTGTCAAGAATGTGAGGTTAGCCTACCCTCAGTTACGCACAGTGACGACTACAGAGAGTTACTAGCACAGACGTTCGAACCCCACGGGCGGGCGGCGCGGAGCGCTGCCGGGGCATGGTGTCCTTACGATCCGGCGTGAAAATACCCCGATTTTTGGGGGAGGGCTTGCGCCCTCCCCCGTGGGGATTAGATCGTAGGTGCCCAAGGGTCGGGCAGGAAGTCGATCCATGGGCCGTCTTCGACCCATTCGTCAGGCTCCATGAAGTCGTCTGCAACGTCCCAGAGCATGCATTCTTCGCACGCCTTGACGTTGTTTTCGCCCACCTCACAAACCGTGTGACGCGGCGTGTAGTGGCGCAGGATAACCGTATTGACCTCAGTCATATCGGCTTCCAACGTCATGCACAGAATGTCACTGCCAGTGTCCACCCCCTCGCAGGTGCGAACCGGCATCTTGCATTGGGGGCAACGCCCCTCAGGTGTGGGATTGACCCACTTGTTTGTACCCATGCCCTTACGGTACCGCAGACCTCAGACAGACCGCAACCGGAAAACCCTAATTACTTATGTGACCTAGGTCACACTTTTTCGTATAGACAAACTCTCGCCGCCCATGCTCTAATTGAGTCATGGACACCTACATCTCTGAGCCTCAGTCGCTCAGCAAGGCCGAAGTTTCCGCCCATAATGACAACATTGTCATTTTGAACACGCTGCAATGGTTCGCCACGCCGAACACCGCCCACATCGAGGTTCGATCATATGTTCGATGGATCGACGCCGAGCCGGTCGGATCGTGGCAGTCAGTCACAGTCGGAGTCACCCGCAGGCGCTAAGGGCACCATAAGTCTCCCCCTGGTATGGACAAGGGGAGGCCCGCCCTGGCGGGCGGCGCGAAGCGCTGCCGCCCCTGGTTTTGTTTATGATCGGGGCAAAAAATACCCCGATTTTGGGGGAGGGCTTGCGCCCTCCCCCGTGGGGATTAATCCTCCCTGAAGTAAGTAGCCTCAATGATGGCGGCGTTGAGTTCGTCGGTGTCCACAATTGCCACCAATTTGAGTGCAAGGCTCTTGAGGAACGCCTCACGCTCGAATGAGTAGGTCATGGTGTCCAGAATTTGAGACACCTTGTTGGTGTTGGTGTTGGTGCGGTTTTCTGAGTAATACCCTGTTGTGTTCATGTTTTTATTCTGCCTTAGTTCTAGGCCCGTGTCTACCCCAAAACCCATATTTCTCATGTGACTTAGATCACACTTTTTGGAGTTGTGATTTTGCTTGAACTACGGCACAATGAAGGTATGAACACAAACATAGGTGACACGGTAAAGGTTTCCGGCGAATTGTTCTCTGATCATCCCTCAATGATGGGGAAAAAGGTTTCGGGCATCGTGACCTCAATTGACACGGTTGACGGAATTGTCTACGCATTTGTCTATTCGGAGCGTTTTGGGTACTGCGCTCCCATTATGGTTGGTTACTCACAGTAACCACCGCCCGCCCACGGGCGGGACGGCGCGAAGCGCTGCCGCCCCTCGCGGCTTTTACGAGGGCCTTCCAGAATCCCCCAATTCTAGGGGGAGCCTCACGGCTCCCCCTAGCCTGTCACATGTGGCAGGTTTGATCGGTGGCGATTAGGCAGACCACGCATAGATCGTCTGTGCCGTCGTTGTCAATGCCCACGGCGCACCATTCGCCGTTAGCGTTTTCGTGCCGTAGGATCGTCGTGTCCTGGCCTTTCCATGGCTTACGGCGACCCTCCGCTACCAGGCAACCGTATTCGGCGGGCTGGTAGTAACTAGCGCCATACAATTCGACGCCCTGGCAGTGAATCACTGTCTCGTGACAGACCGGACACTTGTAATCGTCTGTGGAGTCGATCCACGTATCTGTGCTCATGCCTATATTGTCGCATGGCCTGACTGTCTGGCACAAGCCCTAGAGATGTGACCTACGTCACACTGAAAACCTATTGACAGGATATTCACGCTACACCCATAATGGATACATGAGCACAACACACTTCCCAGACAGTTACTACACCCAACGTGATCCGCGCGAAACTAGCCTAGTGCTGGTCTGCGAGTCCTGCGAGTCTGAAAAACTGCGGGACGTTCTGGTAGCCAATGGCTACGCCGCATGGTGGTGCGAGTGTGGCGAACAAAACGTAACCGATATAGGTGATCTTGAGCCGGGAGTTGATTACTGATGGAAGCCTACTGCCCCAACTGCAATGAGCCGGTGTGGAAGTACGCCCAACGTTGCCCGATGTGTGGGCGTCCGACTTGGACGGATGAATACTGGGAAGATTAGACACCGCCCGCCCACGGGCGGGACGGCGCGAAGCGCTGCCGCCCCTCGCGGCTTTTACGAGGGGCGTTGGAAAACCCCCGATTCTACCAGAGATTCCAAGGCTCAGGGAACCTGTCAGGCCATTGGATGTGTCCCCGGCAGTACCATGCCCAGTAGGCTGTCTCACGATCCTGGCAGTCTTCGCATTCCCAAATACCCTCGAATTCGTGGTATGTGGCATCTTCGCCGTTGGCGGGCTGGTCGCAAATATCGCACTGAACGTCTTTTGCGTAATCAATTTGTTCCATGCCTCAATTGTCTGCCCATCGCAGGCAATTGTCAATACTTAAAAATGTGACTTAGGTCACACGGAAAAGTGCTTGACTCTCACCTTGCTATCCCCCATACTGGAACTACCAACCAAAAGGAGACGCCAAAATGGCTAAGGTCGAAAAAATCAGCGGAATCAACATCTTCCTGTCAGACGATGAGGCCGGTGCGCTTGCATCGCTGCTTAACTGGGGGCTTGACTACAGTTCCCGTCGCGAACTCGGATTGGCCGATCTTGGCCAATTGCTGAACATGAACGCACCGTACTTCTCGGTGTCGTTCGGCACCAAGGCGACCATTGGTGACGCTGAGTAATCACCATGGGTGGGGGCTACCGGCCCCCACCCCCGCTTCGCGGGGACGGCGCGAAGCGCTGCCCCAAAATTCACCATTTACGACGCACGTATTTAATTTCCTGATTTTATGGACATAATAGAACAAGTGTTCTATTTCCAGTAGGATTTAAATACGCTCGCCATCCTTCGTCAAATGTTACTCTCAGTAACTCCCCACCAGTGTCTACTATTGCGGTGGCCGGAATAAAGTCTTTAGGGGTAGGTGTACATCCTTGACTTTTGTATTCTAAATAATCCCGCTCGTAAATAGCACGTTGCAGGCTTACCAGTTCATCTGTCATAGGTGGATGCCATAGTGCTGTTACTCCATACCATACCACAATATATGTAATTATAAATGCTATGATCTTGCCTAGCGTCCTAATGGATACCAAGCCGCCTCTCTGCGTCACTCTTGACTGCGTGACAGTTAGGGCAAAGTGGCTGACACTTTGCTAATTCGTTAGTTAATGTTTCGTGTGAGTACCGATATACCATATCGGAGGGGTGAACACTCTTACCGTCTTTTGTACGATACTTATTGGTAGGATCAATATGATCAACCTCAATAAGGTGTGGATGCTCTAGTATCCACCATGTAGCGGTAGGACATTTACGTGCCGAGCATCCTTGTGACTTGAATCTGGCCATAGCCAATAAATTCCGCGCGGTACGCTCTGTCTTGTTCATACCGCCATTGTATCAATGCCGACCCCACAAATCAATAC